TTGCAGAGGCCTTGAAATATTCAGGCGGTTTTGCAGAACCTAAAGATATTAAAGACTTACTAAAAAAAGACGAAGCTCAATTGTTTCTTGTCTTTGGTAGTGATGAAGAAGAACTAAATCAAGTTTTTGCTCTATTCGTGACTCGTATTGCTGCTTTACCAAGTTACTCCCAACTTGAATCGATTATATGCACTGGGAGAAAAAGACATTTATGGGAGGACAAGATAGTGAATACAGTCACAAAGTTTGCTAAACTAAACGGATGCAAAAAGCTTAGCTTTTGGGTAAGACCAGGTTGGTCCAAAGTATCAAAAAAATGGGGTTGGAAAGCTAAACATATACAAATGGAGAAAGATTTATAATGGGATCTATAGTATCAAGTATATTTGGTGGAGGTGGTAGTAATGCACCTGCTCCAGCAGCTTCAAGTGGAAATCAATTTACTCAATCTGTAATTAGAGAAGCTCCAGGTATCGAAGAACGAAAAATAGAATTAATGGATTTAGCTCGTGGTGTTGCGGGAAAACCAGTAACAATACCTGCTATGCAGGTTGCACCTTTTAGTGCTTTAGAGCAACAAGGATTGACAGCAGCAGGAACAACAGGAGTGGGTCAACCAACAGTAACATCGGGCATCGGACAACTACTCGCTGCGCAAACACCAAACATAAATCAATTTTTAAATCCTTATCAATCATATGTAGTAGATGAAATTAATAGACAAGCAGCACAAGCTCAAAATAGATTATCAGCAAGTGCAGTTTCGTCAGGAGCTTTTGGTGGAGGTAGAGAAGGAGTTGCACAAGCAGAATTAGAAAGAGCTAGATTAGGTCAAGTTGGTTTAGCTCAACAAAGAGGTTTTGGTCAAGCGTTAACTGCTGCTCAACAACAGCAACAAATGCAAGGCAATATAGGAACTCAACTGGCAAACATTGGTCAAGGTCAGCAACAAATGGCACAAGCTGATTTAAATCAATTGTTACAAGCAGGTGGTTTACAAAGACAATTAGCTCAAACTACGTTAGATGCTGCTAGACAATCACAACTACAACAATCTTTTGAACCTTTTCAAAGAGCTGAATTTTTATCTAATATTTATGCTGCTGGACCTAAATCACAATCTTCATTAACAGCTGCAACTACACCTCAGACTAGCCCATTAGCTCAATCTATAGGAACTGGTATTGGAGCATTTCAAGCATTCCAAGGTATGCAGGGAGGGAAGTAATGTCCCTAAATAAAGTTTTAAATAGACCATTATTTAGAAAACAAGCTTTAAAAAAAGGTGCATTAAAACCTATTAAAGCACAGACTGGAGATATGATCGGTCCTATGCCTGCAACATTCGGACAAAGAGTTAAAAACACAATGTCATCAGGTTTAGGTGCATTAAAAACTTTTGGTAAAGATGCACTAAGAACAGGTCCTGGTGGTATTGGTATTTACAGTGGTTTGGAAGCAATAGATCCTAGATTAGCAGCTGGTGTCGGTGCAGGAGAGATTGGTTTACTTGGTGCAGGTTTTATTCCTGGAGCTAAAAATACTGTTCGATCAATGCAAAGATTTACACCATTTGGCATGATCTCAAGAATGCCATTTGCAAGAGCAAGTGGTATAGGTTTAGCTGCATTAGCTGGTGGTAAAATAATTCAAGGTTTTAAGAATCGTAAAAGAGAAAGAGAATTTGTAAAAGAATATGCTAAGAGAAATAATTTAGACGTTGAAGAAGCTTTAAATTTATATGAAAGAGATCTTCCTGGTATGACTAGAGGTTTTTCAGGATTAAGAACATCTGATCTTGCAAAAGCTACTACTATAGCGTCACAAGATTTTAAAACTGCTGCTACTCCATTGAATGAAGAGCAGAAAGAAAAAATAGCAAACATAAATAAATTTATTGAAAAAAGATATAACTACCAAGATTTAGATTCTTTAGCACAAGACACAAAAAAAGCTAAAACTCTTTTGGATGAAGGTGTGAGAGTAGACGAGACATTAACCTTTGATCCTGACTCTGAAATGGCAATATTAGATGAGGCACAGAGAAAAGAACAAACTAATTTAGAGGACACAAGAAATAAAGCAGCAATACTAACAGGACAATTGATGAGTAAATTTAATATTACTGATCAACTTAAAGCTTTGAATATAGCTTCTGCTATGACAGATGGGTTAATTTCAGAAGGTCAAGTGCAAACAGTGTTAGATAATCCAGATGAATATGGAAAATTACCTAACAAATCTAATGATCCTAATCATCCAACAGCTGTAGCTGATAAACCTGAGACTATACAAGACGCTTCAGAAACCCCTAATGTTACATTAGCAAAAACTTTGGGCGTAGAAACAGAACAAAGCACACCATCAGGAGATAAAGAAATTGATTTAGGTAAAAAGTTTTTAGTAGATTTACAAAACCCAAGAGAAACAGAAGTTAATCCTAAAAGTTATTTTTTAACAAAATTAGCTTTAGGTTTAATTTCAGGAAAAACAAATAAAAGAGGATTGGCAGGAGCTGTAGAAATAGCTGCAACAGTTATGGGACCTGCGTTTGATGGAGCCATTGCTTTAAAAATGAAAAACGATGAAAATTATAGAGATTTTGTAACAGCAGTTACAGATAGAAACATAAAATTGTATGAAATGTTCAATAAAGATAGAAAACAAGGTAAGTATGATAACGGATCTATCTTAATAGATGGGGTATATTATGAAGCTAAACAAGATAGAGACACAGGTAATTATTTTATAGTTGATGGTCAAGGTAATTTAAGACCTGTAAATCAAAACAGAGGTACATTTTACAAAAGAACAATAGATAAAAATTATTTTGATCAAGTAAAACTTTTATCTGATGGATACATTTCTCAAGATATCTTAGAAGATTCAATAAAATTATTCAAAGACCCACAAATTGGAAGCAAAGTAAAAGGTCCTGCTGCTATAATTTTAAGTGCTGCTGATACATTGAAAGCTTTACCTAGTGCCGTTATTGAAGGAATTAAAGGAGCAGGTGGTGACTTTACAATGACAAATGTTGAAGATCCATTATCAGAAAAAGAATTTAGTGCTTTACAAAAAAGAACAGATAATGCTTTGAAGAAGTTAGAAAAAGAGTTTCAAGCAGGTTTGGATGAGGGTAATGAAGCTGCAAAAGTATTAGGACAATTAGAGGTAAATGCAAGATTCTTAACTTATTCATTAGCTAATGCTCTAAAAGAAAAAGACAGGTTAACAAACAGAGACTTACAGCTTTTAGAAGAGCTTACGGAGTTTCGACTAATTAAAAACCCTGCTCGTATTCAGGAAAAATACGAAGAACTATTAAGAAGAGTCAAACAGAAGAATGCTGTTAGAAGAACTAGGTTTGGAACTCTTGGTAACTCAGACATCGCAATTCAAAATATTATAGGACAAATATATAAAGCAACAAAAGCTGCACCTAGAAAAGATGAAAAAACTGTAAAACCAAAAACAACTGAGGATGCTTTTGACATATTAATTCAAAAGGCGGTACCTAACTAATGGCTAATTTAAAACAACAACAATTTGCTGATAAAATCACTCAAGCTATTAAGGATAACAAGTTTGCACCAGAAAACTTAAATGCTAATGAAAGAGAAGCAATTGATATTCTAATAAAGAACAATGTAATTAAATCAGAAAAAAATGTATCGCAAATATTAGATGAAAGAAACAAAGCTAGATTAGATATTTCACAAGCACAAACTGTTGCAAGAGATCCTATTTCAGCTGCATTTGAATTGGACGATTCTAAAATACCTTTAGCTGATTCTATATTTACAGGAAGAACAACATCTGTTTTAGCTGGCGATGTAGGTGGAGCTGTAGCCTATCAATATTTTAACAAAGATAAAGTTCTTCAACAATACAAAGACCGAGGAAAATTAAAAACAAAAGGCATTAGATTTTTTGAAAATTTAGCGAATAAATTACCAGCAAAATTTAAATTCACGAAAGCTGCTGCCACAGCTGCAGCTAAATTAGGTGACACGTTTGCAGCAAGACCTATCACAAGAATAGCAAAAAGTCCCTTAGGTAGATTTGAAATAGGAACAGCAGTAGCGGGTACAGCAGGCGCAGGTGTCGGAGATTTAGCTTATTCAGCTGCCGATGCTATTTTAGGAGAAGACATTTATAACGGTATCATGGAAGATTTATCAGAAATACCTTACAAACCACCTGAAAAATTAAATGCTGTAGAATCAGCTTTAGTCTCAATGAAAAATGCTGCTTTATTTAATGCGGCAGCCACAGGTATTACTCCTTTATTTATGGCATTAGGTAAAGGTTTAAATAAAATTTTTGGTACGACAGGTGCTGCGCAAAAAAAGTATGCAGAATTTGCTAGAGATAAAGGATTAGATGCTCCCTTACTTGGATTTTTAAGAGATGGTAGTTTGTCAGAACCAGCAAGAAATTTTTTTAAAACTATTGGTGTTTTTCCAGGTATCTCTCCGATAGCTGATAAAGCTTTACTTAAAACAGAACAAGCGACCTCTAAAGTATTTTTTGATAATGTAGAATCTATTGCTCCTGTTTATCACCAAGCTTTTTTAGGTCAAGAGGTAATAGATCAAATGAGAAAAGTGTATGCACAAAACGTAGCTGCGTATGATAAATTATATGATAACTTTTATAAAGCTGCAGATCTTGCTTTAGATCCCGCTATCATGAGCACTGACAATATAGTCAAAGAGGCAGAATTATTTTTATCAAGAAGAAGTGCTGAAATCCCAGATGCTTTTAAGGCGTTTCAAGAAGGTAAGTCAGCAGCAGCACAAAAGTTATTAGAGGAGGGCGATCCATTAAATACATTCATGGCAATGACTGGCGCATTAAAAGGTAAAAACATTACTTTCAAACAATTTAAATTCATGAATAAACTCTTAAACGATGTCGGAAACCAAACAAAATATTATGCAATGAACCAAGAATTTGGTGCTTTAAAAAACGCGTTAGAATTAGACGTAGCTAGTTTTGGAAAAAATTTAAATGCCAATGCATTAATGAAAGATGAAAAATTTGCACAAGCCATTGCTGGAGCTGGTGGTATTAAAAGTGCTGGTGGTAAACAACTTATAGATACGACAGTAAAAGCAGGGAATTCTTTACTTACAAAAATGAAAAATGCAAATGAGGCTTTTTCTAGAACAATGAAACTTTATGATAACGAAGGTTATTTTTTAAAAAAGAAATTACAAAAGATAGATTCCAACGCTTTGACAGGTAAAGGTTTAATAAACTTTTTAGGTAGAACTAATATGCCAAAAGAAGATTTATTTAAAACATTCGAAGATGCTGTATTTACATCAAGATCACCATCTGCATTAAAAACTTACAAAAAAATGATAGGGGCTCAAGAAGGTTTTGAAGGTTTTAGCGATAAAGGAGTAGAATTATTTAGAGCATCATTCTCTAAATTTTTACATGACGCATACATTGGATCTTTTGTAGGTAAACCATTACAAGGTGCAGTTGGTCAAGGTCAAATTTCTTTAGGTGTGATGGGTAAAATTTTTAGAGGTGGTGATTTACAAGTTAAACCATTCTCTTCTGTAATGGATGATGCTAATCGTTTAGCAGAGTTAACTCAGTCAGGTGGATCTTACAGCACTAAAATAAGTGCAGATAATTTAGTTAACACAAAAAATTATAAATTTGGTCCTGATGACTTTAAAGAATTTGATGCAAACACTTTTATTGATACACTAGGTATTGGAGCAACAAGACAAGCTCAATCTGCATCTCAGATGTTAGAAGATGCATATTTCACAATTACAGGAAGCAGACAAGCAGCTAAAAGATCTGTACAAGATTTAAGGGATTTTGCTCAACATTTACAATTGATTTCAGATGTGCCAGTAACAAACTCTTCTACCTTCATTCAAAGAAGATTACAATTATCTGGTATTGGAGGTTTGACAGGAGTAGCAATTGGTGCGGGAGCTGGAGCTGCTACTGATAGCCCTTTAATAACATTTTTATCTTTATTACTTGTAGGTAGATATGCTGGTAGAGTTTTAACTGATCCTCAATTACTAAGAGTTGTTAATGATACGTTGAGACCTCAAGAGATAGCCCAAATTGTTGGCACGAAGGTAACTCCAAAAGCAAAAATTTTACCTGCACAAAAAAGAGAAACATTTTTTAAAGCATTAAATAAATTCTTTAATGATGACGATGATTTTATAAAAATTGATCCAAAACAAGTAGACTTTGAACAAATAACAAATTACTTGGACAGCAAAGCTGTATCCATAGATACTCCTAATTATGGTCCTAATTTAGAAAATGTTCCTGAATCTACTGTTCTAGCTATGTATGATGAAGAGCTTACACAATTACCAAGTGAGAAACAAAAAGAAGAAGAGGTAGCTTTATATAACGGTATGGCTACGAGTATTGACCAAGCAAGAGATGCATTTGAAGATCCAAGAGATGACAGATCTCAAACAGAGGTTCCAAATTTACCATTACCACAAGTACCACAAATGACCACACAACCCACAGGACAGGTTAGTGCACAACAAGTTCAACAGTTATTCCCATTTGACACAACTGCTGCAGCTATAGCTCAAAGGAGACAGAATCGTGGCTAACGGAAAAACTCCTAAAACAACTGGTGAGCATATTATTGCTTTATACGGACACATATCTGGTCTAAAAAAACAACAAGACCATATGCATAAAGGACTGGATGATGTAAGGCAGAAAGTAAACTGGTTCTTTGTTGCATTAGTTGGTGGTATGGGTGCAATTATTTTGACTTTGGTAAATTTATTAGCTAATTAGTGTAATGTCACTAGTTAAAATAAACAAAAAATATCCTTATAAAAAACATAACAGATTTCAATCAGAGACAGGAAGAAAGTATTTGGTTGATGAAGCTCCTGTGCCAAGTGTAACAACAATTTTATCTGCTACAAAAGACAGAAAGTTTTTAGATGATTGGAGAAGAAGAGTTGGTCATCAAGAAGCTGACAGAATTATGAATAATGCATCTACAGTAGGTACTGAAATGCATCGAGTCCTCGAGTATTACTATAATGGTGAAAAATACTTTAATGAAACTCAAGAAGGAATTAAACCTAGAAAAATGGCTGAAGTTATAAAAGATTCTTTAAGAATAGACGAGGTATGGGGTAATGAGGTTTCATTAGCTTATAAGAAAGAATATGCAGGAACTACAGATCTAGTAGCTATGGCATATGGAAAACCATCAATAGTTGATTTTAAACAATCCAATAAACCAAAAAGGGAAGAATGGATAGAAGACTATAAATGTCAGCTAGGTGCCTATTATTTGGCCCATAAAACGCATTACGGGCCCATAGAGCAGGGTGTAGTGGCTATTGCGACCCGAGACCTGCAATACCAAGAATTCAAGCTCTCAGAGCCTGTATTACACGAATACGCTGATAAATTCCTTGAAAGATTAGAGCAGTATAAAAAAGCAATGGTAAAAGGTTAAAGTAGCCAATCTTTAGCTTTATCACCTAAAGTTTTAGCAGATAGTTGAATCTTCTTCTTAAGAGCTTGAACAATTCGCTCGTCAATTGTGTCTTTTGCTATAATATCTATATAGACTACATTTTTAGTTTGTCCGATTCTATGAGCACGATCTTCAGATTGTAAACGAACTTCTAAATTATAATTGTTAGAATAATAAATTACATACTTTGCAGCAGTCAAAGTTAATCCATAACCACCTGTAGTAGGATTACCAACAAAGAACCTACACTTAGGATCTTTTTGAAAACGGTCAACGGCAACCATTCTATCTTGTTGTGATACTTCACCAAAAATAGATACTACAGATTCGCTTCCATATTTTTCACTTAGCTTTCCTATTATTTCATGTATGTTATGAACATATGTTGCCCATATAATAACCTTCTGATCTGTTTCTTCTAATATCTCAAGCAGGGCTTTTAGTTTTTCATTATCAAATTGTATTATTTCACCATCATCACTTTTACAATAACCATTTGCAACTTGATGTAGTCTAAGTATTTCTGTCAATTGATTATGAACTGATATTGTTTCATTCTCAAATTTAGCTAATGCCTCTATCTTGAGTCTTTGGTAAACTCTTCTTTGCTCGCCTGAAATCTCTACCTCTCTTTTTTGATAAATCTTTTCAGGAATGTCTAAACACTCATCTTTAGTCAATCTTAATGAAAAAGCTTTAAGCTTTTGTTCTAACTCATCCAAATTAGTAAATCCGTCAGGCACCATAATAGCTTCACCTCTTGCTACATAGACCTCATCAAAGGTGCAGTATCTATTCCTAAAAGCATAAAAGCTTTTAAATCCTAATAATGCTGGATCAAGGAAGGCACATTGTGTATAAAGATCTAATGGAGATTTTGTTACTGGTGATCCTGTTAATATACGCCTCATTCGCGCTCGCCATCTTAGTGCTAAAATGTTTTTTGTTCGTTTTGCTTTTGGGTTTTTTATGGTCGTGGATTCATCAATTACCATTATATTATTAGGTTGGTTAATTAAAAATCTATTACATTCATCTAATCCTTTTTTTGTAGACAACGCTTCTACATTGATTAAAAAAAACTTTAATTTATTTTTTTCAGTTAAGAATTTTTTATATTGTTTTGGTTTATCAACTTTCCACGCAAATACAGATCTATCAATCTCTGTGGGTAAATGTGTGTCTATCTCATTTCGCCAAACTGTATAAACAGATTTTGGGGCAACAATAAGCGCAGCATCTATACGTTTTTTTAAAAATAGGTAACCAATGTTGTCTATTGTAGTTTTAGTTTTACCCGTTCCCATCTCCATAAACAATGCATAAGTAGTTCTATCAGCTGATTCGGCTAATGCTTGTCTTTGATGTTCATAGGGTTTCGTCTTATAGGGGTATTTCCATTCAGCCATATCCAAATAACTTGTATATTTTTCTATTTGACTTTGCAAGAGGAAAGTCTATAAACCGAATCAGATATGGATATCGAAAAGTTTTCAAATTTAGAAGTTGACACTGCAAGCACGAAATCAATCTCGGATGCTTGTAATGAAATGAAAAAACTTGAAAATGAAATAGACCAAGCTGAGGAAGTTCTTTCTCTCAAAAAAGCTAAATACAAAGATTATCAGGAACGAAAAATACCAGAGCTTATGCAAGAAGCTGGTGTGAACGCAATAAAACTTGCTGATGGTACGCAAGTTGAAGTTAAACCATTTTATGGTGCAAGAATACCTGAGAGTCGTACCGATGAAGCTTTTAGTTGGCTTCGAGATAAGGGTTTTGGAGATTTAATAAAGAATACAGTCACTACAACTTTTAACAGAGGACAAGACAATCAAGTTGCAGAATTAGTAAAGGTTTGCGAAAACTTTGGTTTTAAATATTTGCAAAAGCAAAAGGTAGAACCAATGACTCTAAAAGCATTTGCTAAAGAACAAGTTGAAAAAGGAAAGGAACTCCCGTTTGATTTATTTGGTATCTATATTGCAAATAAAGCAAAACTAAAAACGAAGGAGTAAACATGTCTAACGCGAAAGACGTAGCTACAAAAAAGAAAAACGAAGTAGCAACAATCGACATCGAAAAATTTGCAGATCAAGGTTTTGAAAACATTGATAGCAAATCATTGCAGTTACCATTTCTTAAAATCTTAGGACAGTTATCACCGCAGGTGACAGCTGGGGATTCTAAATATATTGATGCTGCAAAACCAGGAATGATCTATAATACTGTTACAGATAAACTCTATGATGGTAATAAAGGCATGCTGGTAATACCTGCTTATTACAAATTTGAATACATTGAATGGGCAGACAGAGGACAAGAAGGTAGTAATGCACCTAGAAATATCTATCCAGCTGACAGCGATATCATGTCTAAAACAAATAGAGGTGATGACGGCAAAGATAGATTGGAATCTGGTAACTACATTGAGGAGACAGCTTCTCATTTTGTAGTCGTAGTCGAAGAAAGTATGGCCAGCGAAGCATTAATCACAATGAAATCTACTCAAAGAAAAAAATCTAAAAAGTGGAATTCAATGATGAATATGATGCAAGTGCCTAAAAAAGACGGCAAAGGTTTCTTTAGACCTGCACCATTTACTCAACAATATAGACTAAAAACTGTGTTGGAGAAAAACCAATTAGGTTCTTGGTATGGTTGGGAAATTACATCTGAAGGATTAGTTCAAGACGAAAGCTTAGTAAATAGAGCTTATAAGTTTAGACAATCTTTAATGAGTGGAAGTGTTAAAGTAAAACACGGCCAAGAAGAAGCATCAGAAAAAACTCCATTTTAAATATGGACTTAAGTAAATCCTTGGAGCAGTTTAAAAAGCTGTTCCAAGGGTCTGATACATATCACGGTCAATCTAAAAAGTTGGGTAAGCAAAGATCTGACGGAAAAGACGAATGGCGTAGTTGGATAAACCCTATCCCTATGACAGATCAAAATTGGTTAGATCATTTAGAAGGTAAAGATAGTTTTGGAACTGTGCCAATACGAGATGACTCAACAACAAGTTGGGGTGTTATAGATGTTGATAGATATAATATTGACCATAAAAAATTTATTAAAACAATTAGAGAAAGAAAATATCCATTTGTACCTTATAGATCAAAATCAAATGGCTTACATTTAATATTACATTTATCAGAACCCGTAGCTGCAGCTGACATGAGAAAAAAGATGATAGCAATTGCATCTGATCTTGGTGTCAACGATACAAAGACTGATATTTTTCCTGCACAAGATACAGTAGATTTAACTCCTGAAAAATGGGACGACAAACAAAAAGGACAATTTGTTAATTTACCTTATCACAATGCAAAGTTTCCTACACGATGTGCAATGGATGATGAAGCACAAAGTTTATCTTTTGATAAGTACATAGAATATGTTAAAAAATTTATAATTACAAAAGAACAATTCACCAAACTTAAAACAGCAACGGACAACGAAGACAAGCAATGGCCAAATTGTGTAAATAAATTTGTAAGAAACCAAATAAGAGAGGGTGAGGGTCGTAATGATGCTATGTTTAACGTTGGTGTTTTATGTAAAAAAATAAATGAAGATAAAGATTATTGGGAAGCTGAAATTAGAGAGATGAATAAAACTATTTGTGTACCTCCACTTACACCAAAAGAAATAGCAAAAGTAATAGATCAAGTAGATAAGAAAGATTATTCATACAAGTGCGGAACATCAGTAGCTAGGATGTATTGTAATGGATCTACACAATGTGCCAAAAGAAAATATGGTATAGGATTAAATGAAGCTATACCTGAGGTTGGTAAATTAGTTAAAGTTAATTCGTATCCCGATCCTTATTGGTTGTTACCTATACAAGGTAAAGTGGTAAAGCTAGATACAAAACAACTCTACCAACAACAATTACTTGGAGAGAGATTGTTAAATTATGATATTGTTTGGAGACCATTAAAACCAAGTAAAAGAGATCCCGATCCTTATAGAGATTGGCTTGAAGAGTTAATAACGAATAAGCAAGATATGGAAGGCTTTGACGGAGAGGAAGAGAAAAAAGAAGTATTTAATACAAGAATAATAAAATTCTTTGAAGATACAGACACCATTACAGAGTTTGATCAAATAGAACATGATAATATTTTTCAAGATGGTAAGGAAATTAGATTTAAACTTGAGACTTTTAGACAGTTTATGAAAAAACAAGGCTACAATTGGTCGGAA